ATAAAGTATAGCCCAAATGCCATAAATTGTCAACAATAAAAGAACAATTTGATTCATGTATCTATTGTATCACTGTTGCGATAAAATTCTTTTGATTTCATTTAAAACTGTTTTATAGATATCGTCCAACCAAGAAATAGCATTTTCATCAAAAGCCTTTTCTGTTAATCCAACATCTGGATTATCTTGTAACAGATCAACTGTAATAAAACCCTGCTCCCATAAAAACATAACTTCACGATTTAACTGTGTTTGATGTATGTCAAACAGGTCTGGGTTAATATCTTTTAATTTATCGGTAAAATTATAGATTGGTTCCCCTTCTTCATTTAAACCAGCATACTCTATGGCTCCATTTTCAATTAAATCTATAAACATAAAATCTTCTTCTTTCATTATAGATCTACCTTTCCTGCATCATTATCCCATAATTGTTTTGAGTTTGTTAATAATCCTTCTAACCCTTCTTTTTCAGTTTTGATTGACACATCTTTAATGTCAAAACTATACCAACTTGGCATTGTATATCTTTTACCAGAAATAACTTCCGTAACTTCATGTTGGTACGCATTGTTTCCAGGGAATATAATAAGATCTCCCGCTTTTGGTTTAAATCCAAAATTTTGATTTGGAAAATTAATATGACCACCCTCATAATTATCATTAATATAAACCAATGTTGATATATTTAATCTATTAAATCCCGCATATAGTGCTGGGGATCCATCTGGTTTTTCACAATCTGCGTGTAATTTTGAAAGCATTCCAGGAATCCATTTAACAAAATGACAGTAATTTGTTGCAATCCTTTCTACTGGAACTCCAACTTTTTTAATAAAATGGTCGTCAATATAACTAAAAGTTTTTTCTTCATATTTTTTAATAAGTGTTCCAATTTCCGGTCTATCTTTGTTTATTCTTTCAAATCGTAAATCTAGTGGGCCGTAAAACTCTTTGTCGGTTTCTGGTAAAGAATTTATATAATCCATAATAACCCTAAGATCATCTTCATTAATAAAATCATTAATGTGGATAATGTTTTCTGGACTATCTCCAATTATTTTAAAATAACCGTTTCTAGTTTCTATATTTTTATTTATTAACTCTTTGTCTATCATTGGTATGACTCACCTTGCAATCTATTTTCAACAAGTCTTTCTCTTTCATCTAAGAAAGAATAGGCATATGCCATCATTTTTTCCTTTCCAACTGGGTCATTCATAATTTTATTGTAATGATGGCTACAAAACATTAATTCTCCATTTACTCCAGTTACAGACACGTATGCCTGTGCTGGACAAGAATCACACCTATCTAAGGGTGTAAGAAGCCATTTGCGTTCAGCGGTTTGCTCAGTCATTCTATTCATATTATACCTTCTTATTGTCGGTGGAATAAAAACCCTTACTATTAAATTGTACACCAAATGGAGTGTATTGTCTAGTTAGGACACCGTTGCATTTTTCACAAAAATATTTAGGCTCATCTTCTAAGATAGATCTTTCTTTAGTGATGTTTATTGCACAACTATTACATAAATATTCATATTTTGGCATAATTTAATCCTAAAGTGATGGTATTGTTATTTTTCGTTTAGGGCATTTAATAGATTTAATTGCAAACAATTCTTTTTCATCTACAGATAAAGACCATCTAATTTTAATAGATACCCAATTCATAATGTATTGACATTTATATTTTTCATTTGTTGGCATCCACTCAGCAGGATCTCTGTCTGATTTAGAACGATTTGAAGCACCAGTAACTGCAATTAAATGTATTGTATCTGTTTGATCATTTGCATATAGTTCACGCTTTTTATCATCCCATGCAGAGGCCCCAGAATCCCACGCTTCTGCAAGTGGAACCATATGATCTACATCTAATTTTCCAGCATCAATTACTTTTACACTGTCATAAATACTAAGCCATTCTCCGCCTTTAATCACACAACCTTTTTCAACAATTGGTTTAACAATTGCCTCTGAAATAATTACTGCTTTTCGTGAGTCGCATCCATTACCAACACCAACCCAGTGCTTAAACTTGGTCCTTACGTAGCCTGTACGATCCTCTGGAGCCACTTTTAAGGCATTTGCAGCCTGCTCTATAGACTTATAGGAAAAAGTCTTGCTAGGCAAAGCGTAGGCAGTATTTGTAAAAATAAAACTAATTAGTAATAAGGCTAAGACCATTCTTGATTTCATTTTTTTCCTTTTGTTTTAATTGGTTCTCCAGTAATTCTGTCTTTTCTATATCGTTCAGTACCGTCTTTATTTAAAGCAACGATATTTCCATCACGCAGAATCATATGGTTAAAACCAATTTTAGTCTTAGCCTTAAATGACATTACTTTGCTGCCTTCTTTGCTACCTTTTTTGCTGCTGGACGCTCTAGTTTTACTTCAAGTGGAGTTGCTTCTTCACCTTTATAGATTGGACGACCCCAGCCAACAATAGTATTTACTAGTTTCTTTCCATTGTCTTTTACATATGCCCGTGTTTTTTCAGCACACATTCCACCATTGCGCTGATCTCCTTTAGCAGATCCAGCAGTATTTCCTTCAACAGTTTGAATGGTTCCGTCCCCATTGTTTTTAATGCATATTCCTACGTGTGAAATTCGGTTAACGCCATCTTCTGGAAAGTCAAAATAAATCCAGTCTCCAGGTGTTGGATCATCATTGCGAGCATCTGCCCATCGTTTATTTTTCTTAAACCAATCTGATGCTGCTACTGTTGAAGCAGACTTTGGATATTTCTTTGGATCTAATCCAGATGTAAATGCAGACCAAGAAACAAAAGACTGGCACCAAGGAAGGAAGTTTGCACCTGTCCATTTGCCATACTTTGTTTCATTATCCTTTGGACCTTCAACGGTTCCAACTTCTTTCTTGGCGATTTCAATGATCGCTTCTACTGTGCCTTTTTCTGCCATTTTATTCTCCTTTATTGTTGTATGCTAAAATTGTAAACCTTTTGCCAATTAATTATATCATGTTGGTCGTTTAAAAGTGGCTGCCCTTTTATGTTTAAACTTGTATTCAAAAGAACTGGAACTCCAGTTTCTAAATAAAACTTATTAAGCACTCTATATAATCCTGGATGTTGTTTTTCATTTACTGTTTGGACTCTAGAAGTCCCATCAATATGAACAACTGATGGTATCTCACTTGGTCTTTTACATTTAACGGCATACTGCATATATGGAATAGATGTAGTTGGCATTTCAAACCATTTATCTGCCAAGTGTTCTAATACTACTGGAGCAAATGGTCTAAATTCTTCTCGTTGTTTTATTTTATTTACCTTGTTTTTAATCTCTGGGTCTCTTGGGTCTGCCAAAATACTTCTATTTCCAAGTGCTCTTGGACCAAATTCGGCTCTTCCTGAAGCAACTGCTGCAATTTTATTTTCTTTTAATTCTGTTAAAATTTCATCAACTGGATACTTCCCACCCAAATCATGTCCTAAGTATGGACCATCCCAATTAATGTGTTTTCCATATAGTGCTGCTGCTGCACCAAGAGAACTTCCAGCATCTCCTGGATTGGGCATAATCCAAACATTGTCAAACACTTCCCATAATTGTGTATTGGCAGAACAATTTAAAGCGCAACCACCCATAAAGACTAGGTTCTTTTTACCTGAAACTTGTTTAGCCTTTAGCATAAAGTCAAGCAATCTAATTTCATATACTTTTTGAACTGCTGCTGCAATGTCAAACTTATCTTGTGCAAAAATATTATAAGGCCAATCAGATATTCCCTTATGAAAATTATATTTTTGTGTATTTACATCTGGAAAATATTCTATAACTTCTTTATAGTATTTTTTCCAATCTCCATACCCCGCCATACCCATCATGATATATTCTTCTTCATTTGGTTTTAAGCCAACCAATTGAGTAAAGGCAGAATAAAATAATCCAAAACTAAATGGATAGTTTGTTTTTTCTAATAGATTAATTTTATTATTTTCTCCAGTATAAATTGACGAGGTTGTCCATTCTCCTACTGAATCTAAAACCACAATAACTGCATCATCAAATTCACTTGTAAAATATCCTGCTGCTGCATGTGAGTAGTGGTGATTAAAATTTGTTATTTTTATTTTTGATGTATCAAATTTAGTTTTAAATTTTGGTTTCCAGTCTGAAGAACCGCCAAATAATAGTCTTGATTTTTTTAACCAAGGTTTTTCATAGTACGCTATTTGATCTGGATATCCATACTGAAATGCATCATCAAATAGTTCTTGGCAGTTGTACCAATCATTTTTTATTTTGCTATATCTTTCAGAGTGCCCAGCAAAAAGTATGTTTCCATCCTCTATTAAAGATATAGATGCGTCGTGGGAAGTTCCATTAATTCCTAAAATTATCATTCTTCACCTGTTGAAAAATATCTTTTTTCTTTGGGTACATTATGATACCAATTTGGCAAAGAATATTTTATTCCACTTGTTATTTTTTCAACTTCATGAACATACAAAAAATTTGATGGAAAGAATACTATGCTTCCAGCCTCTGGTTTAAACGATAGATTTGAGTTTTTAAAAACTAAATTGCCTCCCTCATAATCATCATTTAAATATATTAAAACAGAAAGAGTTCTAGTGCTTACCCCATGATCTTGATGCGCTGGCAGATATCCAGCCTTTTCATATTTAAGCAAATGCATTGAATCGTCTCTAGACTTAATGTTTAAAAATGGATAAATATCCTTATACTTAGAAAGATGTTCGTCTAATGGAGAAAATAGTCTTTCTGAAATACTATACATTTCATCATAAAAAAAATCATTTTTGTTTATTTGTTCTTGTGGTATAAAAAACTTTTGCCAACAAAAAAATTGTTCTCCATAATTCCAAGGAGACCACTCTTTAACCATAGTGTTAATGTTATTGTTTTTATTATTTAATAATTTTTTATTTAAATTTTCAACATCTTCAATTATTTTTTCTGGATTGGATATTGCATTCTTATAATAAACTAAGCCTAAGTCTAATATTTCTGTCATTTTATACTAAAAATTCAGGGTCGGCATGCTGCTTCATTGAAGTATGCATGAATAACATTGTAAATCTTTTTCCTGTTAATATTTCAGATACACCATGAACGTATTCTGTTCCAGCACTTGGAAAAAATACTGCAGAGAATTTATGTGGCTGATACTCAAATTTTTGTTTTGGAAAATAAATTTTTCCACCAGTATATTCATCATTAAGGTAAACAACAGTACTCCACTCAATCCAAGGCTCTGGGTCTTGTGCATCAGCATGGACTCCACCAGAAGTTCCTGGATTCCACCATGAACCAAATGCTTTGAATACATAGATTGGATCATAAAAACCATTTAAATTTTTATGTTCTTCATTTGCTTTATTTCCATATTTTTTTAATAATGATTGAACTGTTTTGTTATATGGAAAAGCAGTTCCGCCAAATCGTTCTTTGTAATATTCTGGATATTCATTTCTCTCTGATGGATTCACAATCTCTTGTATGAGTATATCAGAATCTTCTTTATTTATAAAATTGTCTTGAATTATAATTCTATGTTTCATACTCATATTATATCAGTTAATCTCCTTAAACGTGTCATAGAACTTCTCGCCCTGAACCTTATTATATAAAGATTTATTTAAATCATACATTACGTCATCAGTTGAAAATGGAATATTTTTAATTTTGTTAATGTCAATGCCGTGAAATATAGAAAAATTTATATTTTCTTTTAATAGTTTTATCATGTGAGAATATCCATGATTTAATGAAAAGGGAACGTAGGGGTTATAATTTAAATCTTTTGTTTCATCTAAATAAAATTCAGTTGGCAAACAATAAATTTCAATATTATTATTAAATGCTTTACAAGAAAACTCTTCTTCGTCTCCATTATATTTTAATAGTTTTGAAAACATAATTTTTCTAAGCACTGTTGTTTTAGAAAATATAAAATTTCTATCAATAAAATTTGTCAATGTAAGTTCTTTACTGTTTTGTTTATTTTTTTTAATTTTATAATTATCTATAAATAAACTAATTAAACTATTGCCAGAAATAATTGAGTTTGGAATATTTTTATGTAAAGATAAAAGATTTTCATCCCAATTAGTATTCAAACAAACTCCATCGCCCATTTGAATAAAATAATCTTCACGAGATGAAACTAATATTTTATTTTTATATTCATTTGGATTTTTAATATTATCCCAAAATATATGATCATAGTCTACGTTATCAATTTTATTTTCTCTGTTTAATTGGTACTGGTCAACAAGATAAAACTTAATATCATTATTTCCAGATTGTTTTTTTATTGCATTACTGGCAACGTCTATTAAACTTTTTGATTTATAACCATAAATACATACCCCAATAGATGCCATTAGTTTTTTCCATATTTTTTATTTTGCCATATGTTTTTTTTATAATAACCATAAATTCTTGACCTACGTTTTTCTGCAGCAAAATCATGTTTCTCATATGTTTTTTCTGATCTATCTATCTCTAAGGTCCATGAATCTCTTTTAATTGGTATTAACTGCATAATTGGAGTTCCTTTTAAAATTACTCCTTCAAAATTTCGTTTTAAAAAGAATGCAACAAAAACTGGAAGCCCCCATATATCTGAATCAACTATTCCAGACATTGTAGTAAATGGCAAATCAAATCTATTCATTGGATGTGTTATTAATAGTGAATAATCTTTTGGTGTTTCATAATAAAAATTCATTCTCCATCCAAAATGTAATGGGTGGTGTTCGTGTGGAACAGCAACTTCAATAGTTGGTCTTTTATCAATTAATAAATTATCTGATCCCCAGGACAAAGTTGGAAAGCCTTCATTGTCTAGTTTAATTATTAAGTCATCATCTAAACATGCCATATACCCAGAAGTAATTGCATCATAGAATGGCATACACATTTTTGTAGCAACAACAGCCCCATCTGATCCATATTCATTAACGGGACTCAATTCTTTTTGATCATTGCTTGTTCCATGTCTTGCTAATGATCTATACCATTCTGGAATAAATTTTACTGATGGCTCTGGCATTAATGCGTTTCCTGAAATATTTGCAGGAACAATAATAATTTTTTTATTACTCATAGCACTTCCTAATAGCCTCAACCAATTCTACATCTTCTATAATAATATCATACATTGGTGTTCCAACTTTAATTATTCCGTAATCTTGGTCTATTCTATACTCTGAGTTTTTATAAAGATAAAATGGTATGAACTCAGTATTTATGTCATATGCAGTTCTATCTACTTGATCATACTTAACTTCTTTTTCAAATATAAAAAATGGAGTTTCTTCTCCAGCAACATTTACATATGAGACTGAACACTCTTTGTCAAATATCCAAGGAATATAAAACCTAAATTGATCTTCAAAAACTAATTCATTAGATTTAAATTGCTCCAAACTAGATGGATACAACTGCCTTTGGTGTGGTCTATCTAATACATATAAATAGTCTTCTTCTTTATATACCCAAATTTCAGCATGAGTTCTTTGCCTTA